GATAGAAACACATTAACAGGAAAGATATACTTAAAACCTACGAAGGCATTAGAATTCATCGATATTGAATTCTTTATTACTCCAACAGGAGCTTCGTTTGAAAATATCTAATAATTAATAGGGGGGGTAAAATCCCCCCTTTAGCCAAATGAAAAAAATTTTTACAGAAGGATTCAAAAGTGAGGGTACTCCAGACTTAAAATATTATGCGTTCGATTGGGACGATAATATAGTTCATATGCCAACTAAAATTTTAGTTAAAGATGAAAGTGGTGATGAGGTTGGAATGTCTACTGATGATTTCGCCGAGTTCAGGCATCAAATAGGGAAAGAACCATTCAATTATAAAGGTAACACAATTGTGGGATATAGTGATTCTCCATTCAGAAACTTTAGAACCGACGGGGACAAAGATTTTTTGGTGGATGCTATGAGGGCAAAAAAAGGACCGGCGTTTGATGATTTTAGAGAAGCTATCAATAACGGTTCAATATTTGCGATAATAACTGCGAGGGGACATAACCCAAATACTATAAAAGAAGCAATTTATAATTATATTATAGAAGGGTTCAACGGAATCGATAAAGACGAGTTAATTAAAAATCTTAAAAAATATAGGTCTTTTATAGGTGAAGATGAAATGAGTGATGAAGAATTAATTAAGTCATATTTGGAACTTAATAAGTACCATCCAGTGTCTTTTGGTGATGACCAAGGAGCGGTTAATCCTGAAGAAGCTAAAGTGGAGGCTATGGAAGCTTTTGTAAATTACATTAAAGCAATGGCGGCAGTATTAAATAAAAGAGTATTCTTAAAAAAGGATATTAGTAATAAATTTAATCCAGATAACTTATCTATAGGATTTAGTGACGATGATCCAAAAAATATAGAAGTAATGCAAAAACACTTCAAAAATAAACCAGATAATATAGTAAAGACTTATTCTACTGCTGGAGGAGTTAAGCAGGAAGTTAAGTAAGAATATCGTTTTCAAAAAAAAAGTAAATAGAAAAATTTTTGTGAAAGGATATATTTATCAATAAAATAACAAAAACAAAAAAATTAAAAACACATGGCTGATTTGTTAATGAAAATGCCGATTCCTTACGAACCAAAACGACAGAATCGTTTTATCCTGAGGTTTCCATCATCACTTGGTATAAATGAATGGTTTGTTGAATCTTCTGCAAGACCACATATTATTATAAACCCCGTTCCAATTCCTTTCTTGAATACTGAAACTTATGTTGCGGGTAAATTCACTTGGCAAACAATTCCAGCGGTGTTTAGAGATCCGATTGGACCTTCAGCGGCTCAGGCTCTTATGGAGTGGGTACGTTTACATGCTGAATCTGTAACAGGTCGTATGGGTTATGCTGCAGGTTATAAAAAAGATGTTGACCTCGAAATGTTGGACCCAACTGGTGTTGTTGTAGAAAAATGGATTCTTTATGGAACATTTTTGACTGATGTGAACTTCAACGCTTTGAGTTACGCACAAGACGGACTAGCAACAATTAACGCAACACTTAGAATGGATCGTTGCGTACTTGTTTACTAATTTATCAAGATACTATTTATTAAAATTCAAATACAATTATATTTAACCGTAAAGCACTAAACTTTACGGTTAAATTTTTATATGGATAATCAAGCAAAAGAACACGGACAATCAAATTTTTCGTTACCTCATGACGTTGTGCCTTTACCGACACAAGGTCTCTTTTATAAGAATAAGAAAAAATCTATCAAAGTTGGATATCTTACAGCGAATGATGAAAACATCCTCATGGCTGGCGGTAACGACATGACTCAAATTTTATTAAGATCTAAAATCTATGAACCAGATGTTCGTATTGAAGATTTATTAGAAGGAGATGTTGAATCAATATTAATTTTTTTAAGAAATACATCGTTTGGGCCTGAAATGGATTTGAACTTAGTTGACCCAATTACAAAAAAGCCATTCAAAGGGAATGTCAGATTAGATGAATTAGATGTTATTAAAGGACAACAACCATTGGATGATGGAACTTTTGTAACTATGTTACCAAAGTCTCAAACTACTGTAAAGATAAAACCTTTAACTTATGGTGAGATTTTAGAGATTCAAAAAATGTCGGAGTCGTATCCTCAAGGAAGGACTGCACCAAAAGTTACTTGGAGGTTGAACAAACAAATTACAGAGGTAAATGGGATAACAGACAAATCTGAAATCGCCAAGTTTGTAGACCAAATGCCAATTGCAGATTCAAAATATATTAGAAAGTTCATGGATGATAATGAACCTAAATTAGATTTAACGAGAACAGTAATAGCCCCATCAGGAGAGAAACTAACAGTCAATGTTGGGTTTGGGGTTGACTTTTTTCGCCCTTTCTTCTGATTATAGAAAAGGACAAATAGATGAATTTTACTTTCTGAAAACACTTTTGAATATATCTTATTCTGATTTTTTAATAATGCCAATATTCATTAGGAAGTATCTTTTAGATAAATGGGTTGAACTAAACAAAAAGGACTGAAAAATCAGTCCTTTTATATTTATAGATAAAATAATCAACTATGTTCTTTCAAGACTCACCCGGAGCAGACAAACCTGAAGCTGAAAATTTTGATATTGATGCTGTCCGAAAAGGTTTAGATAAATTATCTGGTCAAATTCTTTCGACCTTTACTCAAGGGAGACAAAGAGTAACTGAATTCCAACAATCAATTACTGACGTTTTACCTCAAGTAAGAGCCTTTGGTGTGGACTTACCAAATTTAGGGAAACAAATTGAAGGTATTGCAATATCATCTCGAAGAAATGTTATTGAGACTACAGAAAATACAAGAGAGTTAGTTGCCGCTTACAAACTTCTAAATATAAATGCTGGTGAACTTTCAACTGCATTTATGAATGTTGGTGTTGGAATAGGAGAAATGGGAGAAAGTCTCGAAGATTCAATCAACTATGTAAGAAGTATTGGCGCGAATGCCAAACAAGTCATGAAAGATGTGACTGACAATATGGCCCAAATGAACCGTTTTCAATTTGAAGGTGGAGTTCAAGGTTTAACGAAAATGGCTGCCCAAGCTTCACTGTTGAGGTTTGATATGAAACAAACTTTTGAATTAGCTGAAAAAGTAATATCACCAGAGGGTGCAATCGAAGTTGCATCCGCTTTTCAAAGACTTGGAGTTGCGGCGGGAAATTTAGTGGACCCGTTTGCACTAATGAATGCATCAATTAATGACCCAGGAGAATTACAAGACAGTTTAGTTGATGTTGCAAAACAGTTTACTTATTTTGATGAAAAGACTAAAACATTCAAAATCAACCCTCAAGGTGTTTTAACTCTAAGAGAAATACAACAACAAACAAATGTAAGTGCCGCTGAAATGAGTAAGTTGGGATTAGCTGCTGCCGAGTTGGATGAAAGACTATCTCAAATAAGTCCTAGCCTCGCGTTTGAAAACGAAGAGGACAAACAATATCTTGCCAATATTGGTAGAATGGGTGAAGGAGGAGAGTATGAAGTTAAAATTAAAGGACAAGAAGATTATGTCAAATTAGGGGAACTTAATCAAGAACAATTAGATGAATTAATTGATGAACAAAAAAATGGACCAAAAACACTTGAAGATTTGGCTAAGGCACAATTATCAATCGACGAACTTAGTTCGAGTTATCTTGCATCAATAAATTACTCTTTATTAGGTGGTGTTTTGACCGACAAAAACATCCGAAATATTATTGAAGGTGCCAGAACAGGTGTAGATGTTGTTGGAGAGGCAACTACTGGGCAACTAACAACAGAAAAAGGGAAAAACAAAATTAGGGAGATAAGTGAGGGTAAGACAGGTGACATTGCTAATAATAAAGAAATTCAAGCAAAAATTGCCTCGGGGGATATTATGGGTGCTATGGCCGAATTAGGTAAAGTATCTGCTGGAAATATTAAAGAATTAGGAAGTGAAGCCCTTACACTTTTTGGTAATATTGGAACAGACATAAAGAAAAAATTAGAGGAGAAGGGAGGATTTGCTGCAAGTTTGGTTGGTAATGTTGATGCTATGTTAGCAAAGTTTGCAACTAATTTATCTCCAATACCTGATGGTAAAGGAGGAACAACGACCGAAGATGATTTTTGGACAAATATCACAGCTGAAGGGATGCGGGGAGCAAACCGAAATTTAGGTACTGTAGAGGGTCAAGTAAGAGAACAAAAGAGTCTAATTGAGTTACTTGGGGAAATAAAGGTAAACGTGAATTTCCAAGATTTACCAACAGGTTTAAGTTCCGAACAAAAAGAACAAATTTCGAAAACTATTTCAGATAAATTGAATGAAGATAAGTTTAAGGATTATATAGTTAGAGTTACTCGTCCTGATAACGTGTTTAGAGGTGGAGGAGCGTCTACCTACTGAAATTTATAAATAAAAAAACAACCATAACCTATTTATTAATAAAAATATAAAT